TGTGGGTGCGGCGGCGGTTAGCGGCCTAACCAACAGCCGGTGGGAGTACATCAACGTAACCACGCCGGGCGGCAATTATTTAATGGCCGTCAACGGCACCGACAAGCCGCTGCTGTACAACGGATCAACTTGGACAGCGTTAGATGGCGCATCAACGCCTGCCATTACCGGCGTTACGACTACCACGCTTTCCAATATCACGCTGTTTAAGAACCGCGTGTGGTTTATCCAAAAAGACACCCTAAAAGCATGGTATCTGCCAACCCTTGCGGTGGGCGGTGCGGCGCAGGAAATTGACCTGTCAGCCGTTGCTAGGCTTGGCGGCACGTTAGTTGCCCTTGGCACATGGACGATTGACGCTGGTTACGGCGTAGACGACAACCTTGTTTTTGTCACCGACAAGGGCGAGGTCATTGTTTATCGCGGAACCGACCCCTCTAGCGCCTCCACATGGGCGTTGATCGGCGTTTGGATGGTGGGTGCGCCTATCTCCAAGCGTTGCATGATGAAGTACGGCGGCGATTTGCTGTTGTTGACGCTTGACGGGCTGTTCCCGCTTGCCTCGGCGCTGCAATCGTCCCGCCTTGACCCCAACGTGGCGTTGTCAGACAAGATTCAAGGCGCGTTTGCTGCTGCCGCTCAGAATTACAAGAACAACTTTGGTTGGGGCATGATTTACAACGCAAACAACAATGCGTTGATCGTCAACGTCCCCGTTAGTACGGGCAGCCAAGAACAATTCGTGATGAACAACATCACAAAGGCTTGGTGCCGGTTTACGGGGTGGACAGCTAACTGCTTTAACATCCTTAATGATGACCCGTACTTTGGCGGCAACCAATTTGTCGGCAAGTGTTGGACGATTGGCACCACGGGCTATGTGGACAGCACCAACAACATTGATGGGCGGGCGCTACAAGCGTTTAACTACTTTGATTCGCGTGGCGTAAAGAAATACTTTACCCGCGCACGGCCTAGCCTGTTCAGCAACGGGCAACCAGCCGTCAATATTGACATCAACGTGGACTTTGACCTCGCACCCTCTACGGCGGCTCTGTCTTATTCGCCCTCCACGGCGGGCCTTTGGGACACCGCTAAATGGGACGACGGCACATGGGGTCAAGACACGATCATTAGCAACAACTGGCAAGGCGTTACGGGTATTGGCTACTGCGCTGGCATCCAAATGAGCAGCACTAGCAAAAACCTACAACTCCAATGGGCATCCACAGACATCGTGTTCCAAATCGGATGGGCTGGAATATAGAAAGCGGCATGGATGTGGGCGAATGGGTCTGCTCCCAAACTGGGGGCGGCTACCACGACGCTCGCTCCAACGCCCTTGGATTGCGAAAAGATGGCGATTTGGTGGCCGGTGTGGTGTACGAGAACTGGAACGGTCGTTCCGTCGTCTGCCATATCGCGGTACAGGGTCGCATGATCCCTGCCTACCTAGCGGCCATATTCGATTACCCCTTCAATGTCTGTGGGGTTGACAAAATTATCGCTCCCGTGTCAAGCGGGAATAGCAAAGCATTGCGATTAGTGGGTAAAATGGGGTTCACCGAGGAAGCGCGTATCCATAACGCCGACACCGCCGGGGACATCGTGTTTTTAACTATGACACGGGAGTCGTGTCGGTTCTTAGGAAGGCGTTATGGGCAAAAAGTCACCGAAACCACCTCCAGCACCTGATTACGCCGCTGCGGCACAAGCGCAGGGACAGGCGAATCTGGATGCAGCGCGGCTAACTGCTCGCATCTCCAACCCGAACATTTCCACGCCTTATGGCGGCCAGAAAGTCACATTCGGCAAGTCCGTGTTTGACGAAACTGGCTACAACAAGGCGATGGAGGACTACAACAAGCAGCTTGAGGCGTTTAACCAGCAGCAGATTGAAGGCGCTGGCGCAATTGACCGCGACGGCGATATGTACGGGCTTTATGGCGGTGGCGCAAGCCGTGTTGGCGGTGTAACAAAGCCGACCGCGCCGACCCGCGAACAATTTACCAAGATGACCGACCAAGATACGCCCTACATTGAGCAGTATCTGTCGCCCGAACAGCAGAAGATTTTAGAGGCCCAGCAGCGCGTAGAGCTTGGGCTTTCTGGCCTTGGCGAAACCGCCCTTGGAACCGCGCAAGACATTATCGGCAAGCGTTTCAACCCCAACCTCCGCGACTTGCAGACCGAGCTTGGCGGGTATGGTCAAGTTCAAGGCGCGCCCGACCTAATGGGCATGGGCCGTTCGTCCGGCGATGTACGGGCGTTTGATTACACCGCTGCCCCGAATTTGGCGCAGCTTGGCATGGCCGGTGGTGGCCCTGCCGGTGGGTTATTCGGTCTTGCCGAAGGTGGTTTTAACGCACCGCAGTTGCGTAGCCAGTTTGATGCTGACCGTTACGAAGCCCAAGCGGGCATGATACCGCCAGAGCTTCGCGCTCAATTTGAAGCCAACCGATATGAGGTTGGCGGCAACGTTGCCCCGCTGCGACAGCAAACCGCATTGGATACGTCTGGGGTCGCTGATGTCCAATATGCCCCGAATCTGTCAGCGTTTGGCTTTGCTCGCGGTGAGGTTCCCACAGAGCGACTTCAACGTGGTTTTGATACGTCTCAATTGGCTGCCATGCCTGTATCCGCTGGCACCACGGGACAGCAGGCAATTCTTTCTAGGGTCTTGCCGCAAATCCAAGAGCAGCGGCAAATGCTGGAAACGCAGTTAGCGAACCAAGGCATCCCGAGAGGATCGGAAGCCTACAACCGCGCTATCCGCGAACAGCAGCAGCAAGAGAACGATGCGATTCAGCAGGCCGCCCTCCAAGGCTTGCAGTTGGATATGGCCGCCCGTCAGCAAGGCTTCAGCGAGGCGCAGGCCGCAGCGCAATTTGCCAATCAAGCTGCCCTTGGGCAGTTTGGGATGGGTGTGCAAGGCACCGACGTTTACAACCAAGCGTTGCAACAAAACGTCCAGACGGCCTTGGCGCAACAACAATCGCAAAACGCCGCCCAACAGCAAGACTTTGCCCAGCGCGTAGCCGCAGGCGAGTTTGGCAATGCCGCCCAACAAGCGTTGTTTGGCGCTGGGGTGCAAGCCGGTCAGTTTGCCAATCAGGCTGCTGCACAAAACTTCGCACAGCAAATGGCAGCGCAACAGGCTGGCAACCAAGCGCTACAAGCGCAATTTGGCATGGGTATGGACGCGCAAGCCGCTCGAAATGCCGCGTTGGCGCAGAGCTTTGGTCAGCAGATGACCGCGCAACAAGCCGGAAACCAAGCGTTGCAGTCCCAATTCGGGATGGGCATGGAATCGCAAGCGGCTCGCAATGCCGCCATCGCGCAAAACTTTGGGCAGTTCCAAGGCGCACAGCAGATGCAGAATCAAGCGCTTGCCCAAAACCAAGATGCCGCCCTTCGCGCTTACCAAGCGTTGTTGGCGGGTCAGGGTCAGGCGTTTGGTCAGCAGATGGATACGCAAGCCGCTCGCAACGCTGCATTGGCGCAGAATCAAGCCATTGCCGCCCAGCAGCAGCAACTCGCCAACGCCGCACAACTCCAGCAGTACAACCAAGCCCTGCAAAACGCACAGTTTGGCAACACGGCTCTGCAACAGTCGTTGCAACAACAGCTTGCGCTGCGTAACCAGCCGCTTAACGAGATTGCGGCGCTTATGTCAGGCGTCCAAGTCAATATGCCGCAGTTCCAAGGCTACCAAGGTGCCAACGTGGCTGCGGCTCCGGTGTTTGGCGCAACGCAGGCGGCGGGTGACTTCGCCCAACGCAATTACAGCAACCAAGTCGGTGCATATAACGCACAGCTTGGCTTGTTAAGCGGTCTTGCTGGCGCTGCTGGCGGTTACTTCGGAGGCCGATAATGAACGGGCGATATCAAACTTTTAGCGGCCCCATGTCACGCCAACAGAAGCTGGCTAACGCCCTTCAACAACGCGGTAGCATGGACAATTTTACGCCCGCCCAAGATATGCAGTACACGCCGAACCCGATGACGATGGTTCCGGCGCAACCGCAATTTGGTCGCACGTTTCCGCAAACTCCGTTAACCCGACAACCCAAGCCTAAGTCACCCGGCATGACCACCCCACAAGGCGGTAGTTACAGAGGGGATTTTGAAAATGCCAGTTAATTACGTCCAAACTTTTGCAATGCCTTCTGAGTATGAGCGTCAAGCCGCCGAAGCTCGCCGTCGTCAGGCGATGGCAGAAGCCCTTGAGGCGCAAGCGTACCGCCCGCTGTCGGGATCAGACGCCCCGACCCCTGCCGCTGCGCCGCTTGTCTCGGCATTGCAGTCGTTCATGTCAGCCCGCCAGCGCAAAAAGGCGATGGAAGAAGCCACCAAAGCCGAGCAAACCGAAAGCGAATATGGCCGACGTATGCTTGGCCGGTTGCAAGGTGGCTACACCTATCAGCCGGATAAAGAGCTTGAGCAGCAGATGGCTAAGAAGCCGGAAGAAACGCTCACGCAATACAACGAGCGTATGCAAGCCACGCCGTTTACCGCTAAGGCTGCTGCGGTTCCTGAGCAAACCGAATTGGGCGAAGTTACGCGTCAATCGCAGTACCGCAAATCGCCTGACGAAGTGCTGGGCATGGCAATGACGCCGGTTGGCACGGCTGCGATGAAACGCGCACCGTTGCTTGCTGCTGCCCTTGAGCGGTCTATGACGCCCGCAGAGGCCGAGGAGTATTACGCGCCAACTGCAACTGCCGATGGCAATTTAGTTCAATTTGGCAAGCTTGGCGGCAAAAAAGAAACTGGATTTAAAACGCCGGAAGAACCGTCTAAACCGCCTGCTACGCACGGCAATCTGCAATGGAACGCCGCGCTTGGAAAATGGGAAAGCATCCCCGGTTATAAGCCACCTGATCCGTTGGCTGGAGATCGCGTTAGAAGCGCTGGCGAAGATCGTTTACGCCGCGAATTTGATAACGCAATTAAGCCGGATTTGGATGAACTATCCCAAATTGGCAAGGTTAAAACCATATTCCAAAGCGTACCGCCGGGCGGCAAGCCTAACGCTATCCAGCAAGACGTACTTGTTACGCTGTTGATGAAGTTTATTGAGCCGGGCAGCGTGGTGCGTGAAGGCGAGTACGACCGTTTGGTTTCTCGTCAGGGATTGGTTGCTAGAGCGCAAACTTTGCTGAATAAGGTTCAGACGGGCGAGCCGTTGACGGGCGAAGCGCTTACCCAAATTGCAGGCTTGGCGCGGCTGTTTGAAGAAGCTGCAACCAACCGAGTACGCAAGAAAGCAGCCAACATCTCTACGTTGGCGGGAAATCGGCAATTAGACGTCAACAACATTATCTTAGAGCCAAGTTTTTTGCAGAAGCCTATTGAAATTGGTTCTTCGCTCTCTGGTAAGCCGCAAGGAAAGCCGTCTTGGACGCCAGAATTGCAAAGCGAACTTGATGCGTTAGAACAGAAGACGAAAAACCCGCCGGGGGGTCGATAAATGGCGCTTACCCCACAGGAGCAAGCACGACTGCAATTTTTGCGTGACCAAAAGCGTTACGCAGAACTTCAGCAGATGAAGGCTATGACTCACGAACAGGGGCCGATCCCCGAGGCAGAGTCAGAGAGCTTTAAGGTTGGTCGCACCATGCCGCCTTGGGCAAGAGCGGCGCTAAAAACCGCTGAAGTGCTGTCATTTGGTATTTCGCCAAAGGCTATGGGGCCGGAAGGCGAACAAATGGTGCGCGGCGCTACGACGCAATTTGAGGAAGAAAACCCTAAAACTGCGTTTGGTATGGAGGTGCTTGGAGCCGTTCCCGCTAGTTTGGCGTCTATGCCCCGTGCGGCTGTTCGCGCAACCACACGCGGCACGGCCCGAGAAATCAGCCCAGCAGCGCGTATTTTGCAAGCTGGCGGTACAGGCGCGGCAGAAGGCGTTATATCTGGCGCTGGTTATTCTCAAGCCGAAACGCCAGAACAGTTTTATAAAGACATTTTGACATCTGGTTTGCTTGGCGGTGCTGGCGGCGCTGGCGCATCTGCCGTAACTAACATTGCTGGGCCTATCGTTCGCAACGTGGGCGAGCGAATGTCAGAGGATGTCGCCATTAGCGAGTCGCAAAAGCGATTGGCTCAAGCATTGATGCGGGATGCGCCAGAAAGCTACGGCACCGACTTTGCGGCGTATGTAAACGACCAAATGAGGAAGTTAGGCCCAGAGGGCCGTTTGTACGACGTAGGCGAAAACACCCGTAAAATGGCTGATTTGTTATCTTCAATGCCGGGTCGCGCTAGAACTGAATTGGTTGAAGAAGTGCAAACGCGCCGCGCTGGCCGTGGCGAGCGTATGGCGTCATCTGCTCAAGAAGCGCTGCAAACGGGCGGCAAGCGCCTTGCTTCAACAGTTGAAGATTTGCAAATGCAACGCTCAACTAACGCCGCGCCGCTTTACACGCAAGCTTATCAATTAAAGGTTACTGACCCGTCAGGACGGTTAGCCCAAATTGTGCAGCAGGCAAATCGCCTTGGCGCAACCAAGGTGGCGCAAGACATCGCGGAAAACGAGCGTATAACTAAAGGCTTGCCGGGTTGGTCATTGACTCCTGATAAGGTCAGTTCGCTTGAGTTTAACGTCTCTGACCTTGACCGTATTAAGCAAGGTTTGGACACGCTTATTGGTAAAAACTACGATCCTGTTGAGGGTAAGTATAGCCCGCTAGGCCGTTCACTTATTGAGTTGCGTGACAGCTTAAAATCAGACTTGGTTCGATTAACAACTGATCCAAAGACCAAAGACTCTCTTTATGGGCAAGCGTTGGAAGAATATGCAGGCCCAAGCGCATTGATTGAGGCCGCAACGGTTGGCAAAACAGCTTTGAATCGCAATGTATCTGGCGATTCGTTGCGTAAAACCATCAATGCAATGACGCAATCGGAAAAGGAAGCGTTCCAAATTGGCCTGTTTGAGGCTATTCGTGACAAGGTTGGCGGTTCATCTGCCGGTAGAACGGAAATGATGAACCTTGTGGAAAACTTTGTGCCACGGGAGAAACTAGAAATTGCGTTTGGCTCTCCAGATGCGTTTGCCAAGTTTTATGAAACCGTCAATGCCGAGCGAATCATGCGAGAGGCAGATGTATTTGGGCGCGGATCACAAAGTGTGCCAAGAATGTTTGAGGCGGGTGAGTTAGACATTGAACCAGCTTTGGATTTTGCTGCCACAGGCGGTTCTCCGGTCACAATGGCGACTCAAGCAGTTAGGGCGCTGAATCGCGTTCAAATGCCAGAGCGAACCCGCAATCAACTTGCCAAAGCGCTAATGCAGCGTGGCCCGCAAGCCCAACAAGATGTATTTGACCTTGAGGAAGTTGTGCGTCGGCTTAACGAGCAACGAGCGCAACGAGCGGCAGCAATCGGCGGCGCGGGTGGTGCGGCCACTACGTCGATTTATCAAAATCGCTAAAGGAGCGGGCAATGAGTTTTAACGGTTCCGGTACATTCCTCATCAATACGGCGGGGCAGCCTGTCGTATCAGGCACCGTCATTAGCAGCACGGCCTTTAACGCCCTGACCGCTGACCTTGCCACGGGTCTTTCCACCTGTATCACCAAAGACGGTCAAACGACGCCCACGGCCAACATCCCGATGGGCAGCAACCGCATCACCGGGTTGGGTTCTGCCGTAGACGCCACGGACGCCGCTACGTTTGCCCAAGCGCAAAGCACGGCAGCCAAGCTAATCGGCGGTATCAGCGGCGCAGACACGATTACAGGCGCTTTAACGCCCGCCATTACGGCCTACGCTGCCGGTCAGATGTTCTATTTCGTGGCCGCAGGAACCAATACCGGCGCTGTCACGCTCAACATCAACAGCCTTGGTGCCAAAGCCGTTACCCGCGACGGATCAACGGCGTTAGTGGCTGGAGACATTGCATCTGGAGAAATCGTTGTCGTTGTATATGACGGCACTCGATTCCAGATGATTAGCCCAAATACGTTTAACGGGACATTGCCCGTTGCAAATGGCGGTACGGGGCAAACAAGCTACACCAACGGCCAGTTGCTGATCGGTAACACGACCGGCAACACGCTGACCAAAGCAACTTTGACGGCAGGCACCGGAGTTACCATCACCAATGGTGCGGGATCAATTACGATTGCTGCCGCTGGTTTGCCGGTGATGAACATTGTTAGCGGAACCACGCAAACTGCCGTAGCCGGTAATCAGTACGTTTTGACTAACGCATCTGCAACTACCGTTACGTTGCCCGCAAGCCCGTCAGCAGGCGACACGGTATATATTACTGTTGCGAACTCGCTCACAACAAACGTGGTTGCTCGTAACTCGCAAAATATACAATCGCTCGCGGAAGATATGACACTTAATGCGGCTTACGCGGCGGTGCAGTTACGTTATGCCGATTCAACCAGAGGATGGGTTCTGACATGAGTGTTTTTACGCAATTCGTTACTGGCGGCAATAATTTCCCGAGTAACTCCAGAGTCTTTAGAACATCCGGCACGTTTGTTGTTCCGGCATCTGGTTGGTACAACGTCATTGCTATCGGCGGCGGTGGATCGGGCGGTGCTGCGTCAGGTGGATACACCGCTCCTAGCGAAACGACGGCTCGCCGTGCAACGGGTGGTGGTGCGGGCGGTCTTTGCTATCGGCGGCAGTACCTTGCGGCAAGCACTTCGTTAACCGTTACCGTTGGCGCGGGCGGCGCTGCGGTTGCTATTGCAGTAAACGTGGAAACTGCGACTAACGGCAACGCGGGCGGTAACTCAAGCATTACCGGAACTGGCTTTACTACGATGACCGCTAACGGTGGCGGTGCTGGTCAAGCTTCTGCTAGCACAAGCGCGGTTTCTGGCGGTACAGGCGGCACAGCAACTGGCGGTGATTTGAACATTACTGGCGGCGCTGGTGGTGACACGGCCTCCTCTGCTCACAACCGATATGGGTTAGCCACGGGTGGTGGTTCTGTTGGCGTATATGGAGCCACAGGTTTTGACGGCGGCGATATTTCCACCGACTTTTCCATTTATAAGGGAACAGGCGGCGCTGGTGTTGGCGGCGGCGGTGGAAACCTAACCGATTCATCTCGACGTACAGGCGGCGGTGGATCGGGCGGCGCAGCTCCTGATAACACTAACGCTCAAACAAACGGATTGTCTGCAATCGGCCTCGGCACATTGGCGTTTTTTGGTGCAGCGTTAGAGGGCGGTTCTGACGGTACTGGCACGGGCGGCCTCGGCGGCGTTGGTGCGGCGTCTGCAAGCAACACATCCTCGGGAAGCCCCGGCGCTGGTGGCCTTTTTGCTGGCGGCGGCGGCTGTTCAACGTATGACGGTACGTTTGCCGGTGGTGCAGGCGGTTCTTACGGCGGCGGCGGGGGCGGCGCTGTTGTAACGAACTGGGAAGGCTATGGCATCACCAGCGGCGCGGGCGGCACGGGCGCTGTCGTATTCCAATTTTTAGGAACCTAAAATGATTTACGAAATACTCAACGATTCGGGCCAAGTCGTTAACACGATCATTGCGGATGAGGCGTTTGTGGAGGCGCATTATCCGGGGCATTACCGCCTTGTTGGGCCAGAACCTGTCACCACGCCTCGCATCGTCACCAAACTGGCGCTTCGTTATCGCCTAACCGATGCGGAATACGTTGGCATCCTGACTGCCGCCAAAACCGACGTTTCGGTGGCTGCATGGGTAGAGACGTTTAACATCGTCAACCAAGTCAATTTAGACGATCCGCGCACCAAGTCCGGCCTTAACATGATGGTGTCAAAAGGCCTGCTGACAGCAGAGCGCGAAACCGAAATCTTGACCGCTCCTGTTCAATCTGACGAGCGTCCGTAGGAGGTAGAACATGGAAATGGCACGGGACATTGGCCGTCATGACGCGCAAATTGAAACCTTGCAAGCAGACATGGCCGAAATGAAAAAGGACGTACACGAAATCAAGCTGATGCTTGCCGAGGCAAAGGGCGGCTGGCGCACGTTGATGGCTGTGGGCGGGTTTGCGGCAGTTATGGGCGGCCTTTTCGTCAAGATTGTTGATTGGTTGTGGAAATGACCGACGAAATCCAGCTATTGCGCGAACAAGCCCATGCCGAATTGCAGCGACTAGAGGCGCAGAGCAGCGCTAAAGACGTTGCAGGCAAGGCTATTGGCAAGGACGGCCTTAAATACATCACCGTTATTGTGGTAATTGGCGTGGCCTCTAGCCTTGTTTTGGACAGCGACAAGATTGCTGCCGTGATGGGGCTGCTTGGTGCGTCGCTAACCGCTCTTATCTCTATGCTCAACGGCATTGCCGGGGCTACGGAAAAGGAAGAAAAGCCCGAGTTTGCGGTTATTAAGGAACTTATTGCCAAACTAGACAAGCTCGACCGCAAGGAATTGCCAATGCGAGTTGATGTGGAAGGCGATCATGTCACCGTTACTAAGGGCGACGACGTTGTGAGGGCTTCCAAATGATGACGATGGTTAGCACGTTCTTGTCGTTCCTTGCCGGTGGGTTGCCCAAGATTCTGCAAATCTTCCAAGACCGCCAAGACAAAAAGCATGAGCTTGCCCTTGTCGCCGCCCAAAAGGAGCGTGAATTAGCCCTCGCAGAGCGGGGGTTTATCGCGCAAGCACGGGTTGAGGAAATTAAGCTAGAGCAAATCCAAACGCAGACGGCAGGCGAGGAACGCCAAGCCCTGTACCAGCACGACATTGAGATCGGCAAAGGCGCAAGCCAATGGATGATTAACCTTCGCGCCTCGGTGCGCCCGGTTGTGACATACATCTTTGTGTTGGAACTGGTCGCTATCAACATTGCAGGCGTCTGGTATGCCTACAACACGGGTGTGCCGTTTGCTGCTGCAATGGCTGAAGTTTTCTCTGACGACGAAATGCTGATTTTGAGCAGCATCATTGCTTTCTGGTTTGGTACGCAGGCTTTTGGCAAAAAGTGAAGGTTAGTCCTGCCGCGATCCACATGATTTGTCATCACGAGGGCGTAAGGATGCGCCCTTATCGGTGTCCGGCCCTGCTATGGACGGTCGGGGTCGGCCACGTTATTGATCCTAACCACGCCAAGGTGCCGTTTGCAGAACGACGGGATTTACCGATACCCGAGGGGTGGGATCGCAGCCTCACGATGGACGAGGTGGACGCTATCCTTGCTCAAGACCTTGCGCGGTTTGAGCGCGGCGTGGCCCGACTTTGCCCTTCTGCTGTTAATCATCAAGGCCGGTTCGACGCACTCGTTTCATTCGCTTTCAACGTGGGCTTGGGCAATCTTCAAAGGTCTGGGCTTCGCATGAAGCACAACCGCGGTGAGTTTGACGCTGCTGCTGACGAGTTCATGAAATGGTCAAAAGCCGGTGGTAAGGTATTGAAAGGACTTGTAAATCGTAGGCGAGATGAGCAAAGATTGTATTTGAGGGGTTGATATGCCAAAGAAAATCCCCGTTGTGCAGATGAACGAAGGCTCTTGGTATAGGGTGAAGGGCTATACCTATACCGAGTGCTGCGACTGTGCGCTAACGCACAAAGAAGAGTACAGACTGGTTGACGGACATTTGGAGTGGAGAGCCGAGTTAGCCCCAGAAGTTACCGCGAAACGCCGAGAGGAACTCGGGATCACGGTTAAGAGGAAGGCTAAACGTGACCGTAAAGAAGGCGACTGACGAACAAATATTGCAAGCCTTACAAGACTCAAAAGGCGTTAGGTCGGTAGCAGCACAAAAGCTCGGAATTAATATCAGAACCTTGCTGAATCGCATACAGGATATGCACGGCAAGGGTATAAACGTCCCCGGATCGACCTACCAGCACACCCCAAACGTAGTTCGGGATGAGTTTGAATTTACCCCGCTCCCCAATGACGACGTTCCAATTGAGGAACTGATAGAGCAGCGCAAGCGCAAGTTCTTGCACAAGCGGGAACACGAAGAAGCCTCCAAGCTCATCCCCATACGCATCAAAATTGCAGGCCCAATCGGCCTACTACATTTTGGTGACCCGCACGTTGACGACGATGGCTGCGACATTGAGGCTATTGAACGCCACACCGCCCTCGTAAACGCCACAGAGGGGCTGTTTGCCTGCTCGGTGGGGGATACCACGAACAACTGGGTCGGACGTTTAGCAAGGCTTTACGGCGATCAGGCGACCTCTGCCGCACAGGCATGGCGGTTGGCTGAGTGGTTTGTAAACCGCTGCCGGTGGCTTTACATGATTGCCGGAAACCATGACTTGTGGTCAGGCGCGGGTGACCCGCTTAAATGGATCGCTAAATACAACAACTCGCTGTACCGAGGGTCAGAAGCTCGCATTGCGTTGCGGTTCCCTAACGGCGCAGAGGTTAGGGTCAACGCCCGCCACGATCACGTTGGTTCATCTATTTGGAACCCTGCCCACGGCCCCATGAAAGCCGCCCTGATGGGGACACGCGATCACCTTTATGTCGCAGGCCATAAACACGAATCGGCCTACAGCGTTTTAAAAGATGCAATATCTGGCATAACGATGCACACGATGAAAGTGGCGTCGTACAAGATTTATGACCGCTACGCCAAGGAGCGTGGGTTCCGCGATAACTGCTTGTCGCCTTGCGCCTTGACCACGATTAACCCAGACTTGCCGCCCGACCATCCAGACCTAATCAAAGTTTGGTGGGAACCAAAAGAAGGCGCGGAATACCTGACATGGATGCGGAATCGGTAGATTGGCAGCGGTTTGATCCGTGCCAGTTGTGCGTGTTTTTTTGTCCTGCCAACGGCGAGGGGTATTACTGCTCGCATCCCGAAGTGAAAGATTACTTAAAGGGGGTCTGCAAGTGCGAAGGTCGCTATTTCTTGCAAACCCGCTCGTTTAAGTGGCCGCCCGAGGGGGATGGCTGAGGGAGGTAGGGTCGAACTACCATTGCCAGAGTCAAAGTCTGGTGACTTGCCAGTTAGTCGATCCCTCAACGGTTCAGCAAATACTCAATCTCGTTACGCAGCGTCTTAATCTCCAACTCTAGCAGCGTGGCTTCATCGTATAACCCCAAGCGCCGCATGGCTAAAAACGCATTAGAGAGCCTGTCGCCCTGTTTCTGACCATACCCCCAAGGGATGCGCTCCATCTCCTCCTTCCACGCTCCCGGCGGGCTTATATCGTCTTTCACCATATATCGCGCCCTCCCCGAGAGCAGCGCCAGTTAGGGGCTGGCACAGAGCGCCATTCACGGTCACGGTTAGCCTTGAGCTTGCGGAACAGGTCGATAATCCATTTCATACGGCCACCATAACGCGCTGTGAGCGTCCAGAAGCGCCTTTGCGGCTGCCGTCGTACCGTATCAATCCCTTTTCAGCCAGCGCCTTAAACCGCGCCGTAACGCTGCTGTAAGCAAGGGTTGGATGGGTGGCTCTAACATCGTCGCTAATGCAGCCTGCCGCACCGTAGCCCTTAATAGTTTCATAAACGAGCTGCTCTAGTCGGCTGGTGTCTATAGATCGTGCCGCTGCTTTACTGGTGTCTGGGCTGTCGGGGCGAAAGAGCTTGTAGTCACTTGTGCCGAAAACTCGGCTGAATACGTCTTGGATGGTGAGTTCCAGCGTGGCAAGGGCAACTCGGTCTTTATCCAACTGTCGTCCTTCCATATCAATCTGTTGTTCGGATACGCTAACCATTGTCCTGATTCCTCTACGATGATGTGGTGGTTTTTGTGCTGATCGGGGACTTCTGCCCATCCCCCGTTGCACCAATCGACGGTAAACAGGTAGTTGCCGTGTCGTATCTTCTTGTCTCGTCCCATGCAATCCACGGCGTGATTGCGTAGGAAACTGAATTCGTGAACCGTGCAATGTCGGCTAAAACTGTCCCACCACACGCATACCTCTAACGGCAGCGGGTCGCACGGCTTAGAGCAGATCATGTGGATAGGGACTCTCGCCCATTGTGCGCCGCACTCCAGCATGACTTGGAACATGGGTACTCGGGCTGGCTCGCTTCGGAAGCCAAAGACCGTGCATGGCGAAAATTCCCCATGCCCGCTTTTCTCGTCAAATAGGAATTCATTACGGACGTAAGCGGTAACGTAAGGCGTGTCTACAAGGAACGTCATGCACCCCTCGCACGGATAGCTTCGGCGCACTCCGCATTGCCTAAAACCCATCCCGTGTGAGCATCTGTTCTTTTATTGCGCTCTGCTATTTCATCGCACAATTTCGCACACGCTTCCCGCTCGGCTGCGGCAATCATTGCGGCGAATTTAATTATTTCGTAATCGGTGCAAGCCCAATGCGATGCGTCTCCCGCTAATACAAATTTAGCTTCATATGCGGTATTCAAAATTTTATTCAATTCTTCAACTGTCATATCAATCCCTCTTTGCGTAGTTGTGAAATGGTTCGCACCATGCCCTCAAGGTGAGCAAGGCGCACATAATCGCGGTCAAGGTCGGTGCGGAAACGGCGGTCTATCGCGTCGTGGCAAGCGCTACACGCCCACGCACCCAGCAGATCGTCTGCCTTCAGCCCCATGCCGCTAACTCCTGATAGGCGTATATGCGCCAACACAGTTGTTTCGCTGTTGTGATTGCAGATGTCAGGTAATCGCACCATGCATCCACGCCCTTTTGCTTCATTCCGTAGGTTCATGCAGAGGCTCCGGTAGTGGGCCAATGCCCAGCTCAATGCACTTGTTTTCTATACCGTACAGATATTCTGTGAATTCTTCTTTGGTCATGCGCGATGTACGTTTAAGTGGCCGCAAACGCTTTCTGCCAAACCCCTCTAGTGTCTCCCACCCCCAAATTTCGCCTAACAGCCATTCGTGAATATCCTCTCGCGTGAAACCTCTTAAGCTCTCGCCCGCCGCCTCCATGATCATGGGATAGACCACCCCAAAGAGATACCGCGACTGCTGATTGGTTTTAGGCTTCTTCCACTCGGTTACTTCAACCGACCACACGCGGCGAGGGTCTAACCCTTGCGTCATGCGCGTTACGGCAACCGCTATTTGCTCTGGCGTCGTGCCGTTAGGAAATATGCGCTTCACGCATCCACTCCTTGCCGTACTCCACATCTGTCCAATCGGCAAACCACGGGCCGCCACGGGTGAAATGCACCGCTATGGGGTTCGGGCAGTCATCCTTCGTATGCCACCCTTCAAGGTAGTTCCACGCTATCGGTAATTCCCCAATAGCATCGTCTGTAAGCCATTGAAATCGGTGCAGATACATACCCGTCTGCGTGTTGACCACCTCGGGCGTTAGGCTCTTGACTTGTTCGTGGCCGCAGTTGATAAACATGAAGCTAGACCAATTTTTTTTGGGATACAGATGTTGCGCGCGGTTGTCCATCTTGACGGTTTCAGTAGGCCGGTAGTCGTGCTTTACAAGAAAGCAGGCTTTTGCCCCGTCGGCGTAATCCATCAGTCCCGCAATGTCCCCCCGGAAAAGAAAATCGCAATCCACAAATACCGCCCAGCCGGTGTATCCGGCGAGATACGGCGTCAGGAACCGGGTAAAGGAAAACTCCGTAGACGACAGCGGATCAGCCTCTCGCGTATACAAGCCACGACTCCGAAGTTCTGACTGCACAATAGGCTTGATGTCTACCGGGATTGAGGTATGCCGCAGGATTGACCTACGGCACACCTGATAAGCGATGTCCTCGCGGCTATCCCAGCCGATGAACACTCGCAACTCAGAAGGGGGTATCAAGGTCATCCCAATTCTTCTCGGTAATCTGCGGCTTCTTCGTCGGCTGGCGTTGTGGTTCGCCAGTACGAGCCAGCTTGCCCTCGCCCTTCGGCTCAATCTTAATGCTCATGTACTTATCGCCCGTCTTTTGGCTCGACTTGATCCAAGCCGACAGGTTGTAATCCACGTTATTGATGACCGCCGAGCCACGGTAGTCAGGTCGCTTTTCATTCCCAGATTTGTCATTACGGAATAAAACGCCTTTCATGTTCGGATCGTAATCAGGCACGGTTCTGCTCCTTTGCTATTTGAATGTATTTCTTGATTGCTGACCGTTCCTTGGTTGTCATAGCGTCGGCTACGGCGATGTAAAGCTCATGGTCGCTGTTGATTTGGTCATGGACGCCCAACACCGCCAGCGCGATGTCCTTCTCCTCGGCGTCTAGGTCAAACGCAGCGCGAAACTTTTTTACAAACAAGTCTCGTTCGGCGGGGTCAATATCTTTACCCATATCGCCCCTAGGATCGTTCGTGAAGCCCTTGCGGCCTTGAGCCGCCTCTGCGTCATCGTCCACCTGTGCAAGCCCCACAATGGCCGCTAATGCGTAACGGCGGGCATAAGTGATGCCAGAGCCTTGCCCCTGCGGGCTGGCGTCCTTGGTCAGCACCGGCATCTGTCCTGCGATCCACTCGCCCGAGGCGTGAGCCAACGTCGTTACCAGCATCAAACCTTGCTCGGTCATCTGCGTGGTCTGGATCACCGACAAACCGTTAGCGGCTAACTGCTTACGGCAGGCGTCCCAGCATGACGCGAGGTCAGCGTACTTGGACTTAAAGAACGGGTTGCTGCTGTCTTTTAGCGCACCCGTAATGTCGGCTTGGGCTTTGCTTAACGCGGCGGCCAATGCGCCTATGGTTTCACTCTGCATCTTCTTGCTCCTTCAGTTCTGCTAGTGCCTTGTTACAGGCTTCTATGCGTTCTTGTTCTTCCAGTTCTTGCATCAATTGGTCTTGGTGATGCCACCAAGTCATATCGTCATCGTGCATGGCTGGCTCGCTCTTCTGCCGGGGTGCAGCCACCGTCGCCGCACGGGTCAAGAATGGCTGCTGTGGCGTATAGCACTACAAGCAAGATGGCTTGAGGTAACCAGCGGCTCATTAATAATCCTCCCCATAAGGGCCGTTCATCAGCGCGTCGTTGGTGGCAATCTCCTCAAGCTCAAAGATGGCATCTGCACCGAGGTCGCAAATGTTTAGCTTGATGTCGTGGTTCAGCGATGACGCGGCCTTGTCGTTGTCAAGGAAGATGCCGATCAGGTCGGCAGCCTCAAGGATGATGCCGCCATCTAAATCCTGCGTGTACTCCACGCGCACCTCAAACTTGTTGCCGAGGGCGTAGAACGTACCGAAACCGTGGAATGTGTCTTTGCGTGGCATATCTATTGCTCCTGTCTGTGGTTTGTTAATCAACGAGGCATAGGATAGTTACCTTGACAAGCCATGTCAACCCCCCTATCCTCCCCTCCCATGAAACCGCAACAACTGATCAAGCAATACGGCTCCCAATATGCTGTTGCCAAGGCTTTCGGGGTTACGCGAGCAGCGGTGCAGCAATGGGTCAAGGCAGGCAAAGTTCCTGACGCGAGACGTTGGCAGTATGAGGCGGGCAAAGTCGCCCGTCCCCGTTAGTGCGTTACGGAAGCGTTTGCAGCGGCGTAGAGGCGGCTACTGTGGCGTGGCATCCGTTGGGATGGCAAGCCGCCTGGTATAGCGAAATAGAGCCTTTCCCGTCTGCCGTACTCAAACACCATTACCCCACCGTCCCTAACTATGGGGACATGACCCAATACGAGGCATGGCCTGATGAACCAATCAACCTTCTTGTGGGAGGAACCCCTTGCCAATCCTTCAGCGTCGCAGGACTGCGAAAAGGACTGGCAGACCCGCGTGGCAACCTCATGCTTACCTACGGCGCAATTGCTAAACGCTATCGCCCCGAGTGGCTGGTATGGGAGAACGTCCCCGGTGTCTTGTCGTCTAACGGAGGACGGGATTTTGGAACCTTCCTCGGAATGTTGGCAGAACTCGGGTATGGGTTCGCCTACCGGGTTCTTGACGCTCAATACTTCGGAGTGGCCCAGCGCCGCCGTCGTGTGTTCGTTGTCGGACACCTTGGAAACTGGCAACGTGCCGCAGCGGTTCTATTTGAGCGCCACAGCCTGCAAGGGCATCCTGCGCCGAGCCGAGAAAAGGGGCAAAACTCTTCCACCTTCTTTGAAAGCAGCCTTGCACAATATCGCGCAGAAAACGTCGGAGGAACGCTAAAGGCAAGCGGAGGTGTTTTAGGCGGGGGCAGCGAGACATTTGTGGCTAACACGCTTACCGCAGGCATTGGTCGCCGTAATGACGTTGAAAGCGATACGTTTGCAGTAGAGCCTGTCCCATATGACTTTTTCCAAATTACCGCCCCTGTGAACCGTCAATCACGGGAGCCGGGCGATCCATGCCACACCCTTGCGCGAGACAATGCTTCTCACGCCACAATTGTTCAACCTACTTACGGCATACCCGGTAATTGGATCGGCAGACAGCCAGAGAACGGTGGCAATGCTGTGGAGCCAATGCGCGATGTTGCGCCATGTCTAACCAAAACGGATCGGCATGGAGTAGCAGCTATGCAAGTGCGCCGTTTGACGCCAATTGAATGCGAACGCCTACAAGGCTTCCCAGACGGTTACACCAACATTCCTTGGCGCAACAAAACAGAGTCACCTGACGGCCCACGTTACAAAGCAATGGGCAACAGCATGGCTGTGCCGGTGATGCGTTGGATCGGGGAGCGTATTGCTGCGGTAGAGGCGTTATGAGCCGTACCGCTTACCACCGTGCTTATTATTGGTCGCGTATAAGCGAACGCCGTGCGTCTGCAAGGGCTTCACGGCGTAAGGCAAGGGAAAGGGCAGCGGTCATCAAGATCGTCTGTGATGCCGTCACAGAAGCCAGAAACGAAAAACCCCCGGTTGGCGGGGGCTTGACGCGGCAGGGGGGCTGCCTTACGCTTAATTTGCGATTTGAGCGTGATGGAAGTCTGAAGGACTGTTCTAGTCCTGTCAACCACCCCACCACGCCTAACCACTCGGGTACTCTGGTCGGGGAAACAACGCACAGAGCCACCTTAAACCTAAATCGGGGCAGCCAGCCTTTAGGTGCGCGGCGTATCGTCGGGAAGCGCAAATGGCAACCGGAGCAATCCGGTGAAAAGTAGCCGACAGCGGATGGCTCCGTCAGTCATCAATTCCGCACGATCCACGTTAGGCGTAATCCGTCTCAACCGTGCGGAATCACCATCAGTCATCAGTTCTAAACCATAGAGAGGTTATATATGGGTGATGAATTCACTTACTTTCCGGCTAAACAAGCTCAACCGGAAAAGCCTAAGCCCAGTCACAACCTAGAACATCAGTTCCACTCCAATCAGGCTATGTGGAACTCGGCAGTACAAGAATCCCCGCTGAACCGCTTAAAGTTCTACGACGCACAGTTAGCCAGAGGCGTTGAGGTCAACCGTGATAGGGTCGCTGAACTGATCCGAGAGGCTGGCGCTGCTGCCGTATTATCGGATAGGGATACGATTGGGCTGGTACGCCAGCTTTGGGGTGAAAAGGCTGTGGAGAGACTTCGTGCGCGAGTTAAAGCGGGGGAATAGAACGTGGTGGATTATTTGGCTAGGGCGATGCGTCAACGAGGCAAGGCGTGAGGTACAAAGCGAGACGGGATGCGAACGATGGCCTTATTGGCCGGGCGCTGTCCGCAGCAGGGTTCACCGTCCTCGACTACGCCTCAAACGGCGGCGTACCAGATCGTCTCGTCGTACGGAATCTGCCAGACGGAACACCGTGGGTGTGTTGGGTCGAAATCAAGGTCGAAAAGGGAAAGCTACGCCCAAGCCAAGAAAAGTTCCGACAGGTGTTTGAGCCACGCGGTGAGTTTTACGTTGCGCGTGACCCCGAGGAAACGGTGCGTGAACTCATGGATCGGTACATTTGCGCCATAAAACCCGAGCAGTTGCGGTAAAATACCGTAGGTAGTACCCTCGCCCACATACCGCAAAATGGGTTAATCATGAAACACCATCAAGCCGGAATCTTCGTTTCTGCGCTGCTTCATAGCAGCACCATCACCCATTTCTTGCACTTGTCCACCAAGTCCTACGCGGAACATAAGGCGCTCGGCGGGTATTACGAGGATATTCTGGACGCAACCGACAAGTACGCGGAATGTTATCAAGGTCACTTTGGCGTTATCCCGATGACCGCCTACATCGACGACTTCAAGGTACAGAAGGACGCCAAGGCTTACGTCGGCGGCTTGCTGGACTTTGCCAAGAGTATGCGCGACCAGTTACCCGACGAACCCGACTTGCAGAACATCCACGACGAGATCGTGGGTCTGATCGCCTCCACGCTGTATAAGCTGGAAAACTTAAGCTGACATGGCCGCCAACCGTGACCGTCTAGCGGCTGTCTTGGCGTACATGGATGAGAAGGCCAAGCGGTTTGCCAGTTTAGATCAGCCGAAAGAGTCTGACGCCGTGGATATGGCGTTGGAGATGGGCGGTAGTTTTATTCCCGGCGTAGGCCAAGCCCTTGCTGCCCGTGATTTCGAGCGCGCCCGCCGAGCCGATGACAAGGCAGGCATGGCAATGGCCGCTGCTTCCGCGATCCCGGTAAATCGTTTAATTGGCGCATTAAAGGGCTTTGACCCGGCGATGCGTCAGATTGACGTTTACCACGGCAGCCCGCACCGCTTTGAGGAATTCGACGCCAGCAAGATCGGCACGGGTGAGGGCGCACAGGCTTATGGGCATGGCATTTACCTTGCCGAAAGCCCCGATGTAGCTAAAACCTACCAATCGGCGCAAAGTCCCTCAGCGCGTAAAGCAACGATGACATTGCAAGCATCTGACGGGAACGTAAATAAAGCCATTGCTGCAATGAAAAAAGAAGTTGCAACAATGACTGCTCATAAAGATTCGCCGTATTTGCGGCAAGGCGCGTTTCAAGAGACGCAAGACGCGCTAAATTATCTGCAACAAATGAAAAAGGGCGCTGCACCGCAGACGGGTGCGCTTTACACCGCCGACCTACCCGACGAAATGGTAGATCGGATGCTGGATTACGATAAGCCGCTGAAAGACCAGCCTGCTGCATATCAAGCCATTAGAAGCACCATTCCCGCTGATGTGGTCAAAGACTTTGATGCAAACGTAGAAAAGGGAATTACGGGCGGGAACGCATACTCAAATTGGGTGTGGGGTGGGAAAACACCGGCAGGACGTTCTGAAAAGTTACGCCAATTAGGCATTGTCGGCATGAAATACGCAGACGCAGGCAGCCGAGGCCAAGGCGGCAGCGGTACCCGTAACTTCGTCGTGTTCCCCGGCGAGGAAAAGAAAGTCAAGATACTGAAGCGCGAATGATTGTTGCAGGTATGCGCCAATAGTCGTTTACAATCAAAGTCATGGCCGCACGGAAAAACACACCCCGTCTATCCAACGAGTGGCGAGAACGCATCAAGTCAGGAGTGATCCTGTCTAGGCTAGAGCAAGCCGCCCTTGGTGAGATTGAAATGACCCCGGCAGCACTCAAAGCAGCCGAGATTGTCCTTCGCAAGACCCTGCCCGACCTTGCCCGCACCGAAGTGACGGGAGACGAAGGCGGCCCACAGGAACTGGTTATCCGCTGGAAGGAGCCGACCTAGTGGAAATCGAAATGCCTTACCAACCCCGTAAGGCGTTTATGCCGTTCCACAACCGCACGAAGCGATGGGCCTGCATCGTGGCGCACCGCCGTGCAGGTAAGACGGTCGCAGCCGTTAACGACATCATCCGAGCGGCCATCATGTACAAGGGGCCAAATGGCCTCTTCGGGTACGTCGCCCCATTCGCCAACCAAGCTAGGCGCATCGCATGGGATTATTTTAAGTATTACGCCCAGCCGGTACTGAAAGAAGCCAACGAAGTGCAAATGACTCTGACGCTGGTCAACGGCGTCAAGATCGGGTTGTTCGGCGCTGACAACGCAGATGGTCAAATCCGCGGCTTGGGCTTCTCGGGCATATATCTGGATGAGTACGGTGATTTTAAGCCGTCTGTATTCGGCAACATCATTCGCCCAGCTTTGAGTGATAAAAACGGTTGGTGCGTCATGGCGGGTACGCCAAAGGGACGCAATCAGTTCTGGGAAGTGTTTGATACAGCCACTCGAATCCCTAGCGAGTGGTTCCTGCTGCGCTTACCCGCTAGTACCAGCGGGCTTCTCCCGGCGTCTGAGTTACACGCCGCTAAAGCGCAATTGTCCGAGGATCAGTACTTGCAGGAGTACGAGTGCAGTTTTGAGGCTGCCATCCTCGGAGCTTTTTACGGCACGGAGATGCGCCAAGCGCAAGACCAAGGCCGTATGCGAAGCCTTCCTTACGATCCCAACCTACCCGTTTATACGGCATGGGACTTGGGTTACCGCGACGACACCGCCATCTGGTTCTACCAAGTGCTGCGCGGCGAGGTGCGCGTCATCGACTTCTTTGCCGTCTCGGGCGCTGACATCCATTACATTGCTGAGGTCGTCACCCGTAAGCCCTACGAGTACGCCAAGCACTACCTACCGCATGACGCCCGCGCCAAGAGCTTGCAGACGGGCCGCAGCGTGTTGGAGCAGTTAGCCGCTTACCTTGACATCAAGAAGCTGGGGGTTGTCCCCGACATTGGCTTGCAGTCGGGCATCCAAGCTGTGCGTATGCTGCTGCCGCGTGTGTACTTTGACGCCGAGAAATGCCACGACGGCATTGAGGCGCTGCGCCAGTACCAGCGTGAATACGACGAGGACAAAAAGGCGTTTAGGCAGTCCCCGCGCCATGATTGGACAAGCCACCCTAGTGACGCATTCCGTATGCTTGCGGTATCATGGCAGGAGCAATCTGACAAGTCCCCGGCTACAGCGGAGCCGAAGCCGCTTATAGTCGGACCTGAAAACACAGTCACACTCAACGATATGTGGGCTGTGCATGACCGCACTACGAGCAAGAGGATACGGATATGAGTTTGTCGGTTACACAGTCCCAAAACTACAAGAACCTGACCGCGACAGGAACCGTATTCACGGGGCCGTGCGGAATGTTCGGTATTTTCGTGGCTTCTGCTTCCAGCACCCCAACCATCAAGGTCACCGATGGCACCGATACGGTCGTCAATACGTTCACCCCGGCGGGTGGCACGTTCTACACGATCCCGGCCCGCGTCAATACGAGCCTTGTCGTGACGATTGGCGGCACGGTTGACTGCACGGTGTTCTGGACGCCATGAGCCGCAAAGCCGGTCTTTACGCAAACATCCTTGCCAAACGTGAGCGCATAGCCGCCGGTTCGGGCGAGCGTATGCGTCAGCCCGGCGAGCAAGGCGCACCGTCAGCTGCCGACTTCAAGCAGGCGGCCAAAACCGCTAAACCAGAAAAGAAAGGTTACGCATGAGCGCGGCATGGCAACGGGAAGAAGGCAAGAACCCGAAGGGTGGTTTAAACGCCAAGGGTCGCGCCAGTTACAAGGCCGAAACGGGTGGCACCCTCAAGCCGCCGGTCAAAGCAGGCGATAATCCGCGCCGCGCATCGTTTCTAGCCCGCATGGGCAACATGGCTGGCCCAATGGAAAAGAATGGGGAGCCGACACGCCTTGCGCTTGCCCTCCGTGCATGGGGAGCGAGCAGCAAGGAAGAAGCCCGCGCCAAGGCGAAGGCCATTAGCAGCAGGAACAAAGGTAAAGACTAATGGAAAACCTCGTTAGCCCAGAGGTCGATAAGTACCTCCGCGTTATTGGCGCTTATGACAACGAGTTCGCCAAGTGGACGGCTCGCACTAAGAAGATCATCAAGCGCTATCGGGACGACACCCGAGGCCAGACGGGCAACGAGACGGCCAAGTTCAACATCCTGTGGTCAAACGTCCAGACGTTGATCCCGGCTGTTTACGCCAAACTCCCTAAGGCTGACATCACCCGCCGCTTTGGTGACAACGACCAAGTAGGCCGCGTGGCTTCGCAAATCCTTGAGCGAGCCATTGACTTTGAGATTGAGCATTACCCCGACTTTCGCTCAACCATGAAGTACGCCGTTGAGGATCGGTTCCTTGGTGGGCGTGGCACGGCATGGGTGCGTTACGAGCCGCACGTTCGCCCGCAAGGCATTGAGGACGACGGCCTGCAAGTGACCGAGGACGTAGAGGCAGGCGAGCTTGCCGAAGTCCCCGAGGAAATCGAATACGAACGCGCTCCGGTCGATTACGTCCATTGGCGCGATTTCGGCCACTCACAAGCCCGCACATGGGAAGAAGTGAGTCAGGTATGGCGTTGGGTCTACATGAGCAAAGAGGCTCTTGTAGAGCGTTTTGGCGAGGAAATAGCGCGGAAGATTCCGCTTGACCAAGGCCCAGAGCCTCTCAACGCTTATAACGAGTCCAAGCGTTCGTACAACCGTGCAAAGATTTGTGAACTTTGGGACAAGGAAACGCTCAAGGTTTATTGGCTCTGTAAGGGTATGCCGCAGATTATCGACGTTCGTGATGATCCGCTTGGCTTGGAAGGATTTTTCCCTTGCCCGAAACCGTTGTATTCCACGACAACAAGTGACACGCTGGTTCCTGTTGCCGATTTCATCCTGTACCAAGATCAAGCGATGGAGTTGGACATCCTGTCTGACCGCATCGACGGCTTGGTTAAGGCGTTGCGAGTTCGTGGCGTATACGACGCAAGCCAACCGGCTTTGCAGCGCCTCTTAACTGAAGGTGACAACAATGCTCTCATTCCAGTTGATAAGTGGATGGCTTTCAGCGAAAAGGGAGGACTTAAAGGCTCTATTGACCTCCTTCCGTTGGATCAAATCGCCCAAACCCTGCTCAACTGCTACCAAGCCCGAGCAGACATCAAAGGCCAAATCTACGAAATCACCGGCATCTCGGACATTATCCGTGGTCAGAGCGCCGCATCTGAGACGGCGACGGCACAGCAAATCAAAGGACAGTACGCGGGATTAAGACTGCGTTCGATGCAAGAGGACGTAGCCCTCTTTGCGTCAGAGTTGATCCGGCTAAAAGCGCAAGTCATGTGCGCTAAGTTCCAGCCGCAGACCATCCTTTCGTATGCCGCCGCACAACAGATGGCCGAAGTGGATCAGCAGATGATTCCGCAAGCCCTCCAGTTGATGCAGGATCGCCCGCTTCGCAACTTCCGCGTGGAAATTGCTGCCGATAGCCTCGTCCAGATCGACGAGAACCAGATGAAGCAAGACCGCTTGCAGTTTATCCAAGCCTTCGGTGGGTTCCTGCAACAAGCGCTGCCGGTCGGCCAAGCTTCGCCGCAACTTGTTCCTGTCATGATGGAATTGATGAAGTTCGGTACGCAGGCGTTTAAGGCATCTCGCCCGATTGAGGGTCAGATTGACGTTGCGATGGAGCAGCTGAAGCAAGCCGCCGAGCAACCGAAGCCGAACCCAGAGGCCGAGGCTGCCAGCGCCCAGATGCAAGCCGAGCAGCAACGCGCACAGGCCGAGATGCAGATGGAACAGCAGAAGGCGCAGTTGGAATTGCAACTCAAGGCGCAGGAACTCCAACAGAAGGAACAGCTGGAGCGCTTCAAGGCCGAACTCGACGCCGCTACGAAAATCATGGTGGCTCGTATCTCGGCCAACCCCGGCATGGATGTGCCGATGCTGGAGCAGCAACAAGCCGTTACTGAGCGCGTGGCGCAGGATGTGGGTACGTCGGTGCAAGCGACAATGCAGCAACTTGTCGGGCTATATCAGAACCTCATGGACACGCAGGCGCAGAACATGGCCGGTATCCGTGCGGCTCTCGCCCAACTTGCCGCTCCGAAGCGCATTGTTCGTGGCCCCGATGGCCGCGCAGCAGGAGTCGAAATCGCACCGGCTATGCCGGTCGCTCAACCGCCGATGACGAGGCAGTAAAGCATGGCATTGGTGCTGCAAGATCGCGTCAAAGAGACGACGACAACCGTTGGCACAGGCACTTTCACGTTAGGCGGCACATCCACAGGGTTTGTGCCGTTTAGCGTTATTGGCGATGGAAACGAGACGTACTACACGGCTGTGGATAACGCCACAGGCGAGTGGGAAGTCGGCATTGGCACTTACAACGCCGGCACGTTGACCCGTGACACGGTATTGGCATCTAGCGATAGCGGTAATAAGGTCGCTTTTGCATTGGGCAGCAAGGACGTATTTGTTGCGTATCCTGCCGAAAAAGCCGTTACGTTGGATACCGCACAAACGCTGTCCAACAAGACGCTATCGGCTGCCAATCTCGGCACCCCGACTGCGGGTGTTCTAACCAACGCCACGGGATTGCCGCTCACAACGGGCGTGACGGGTACGTTGCCCATCGCCAATGGCGGTACAGCGGTTACTTCTGCCCCCGCTAACGGCCAACTGTTGATCGGTAACGGCACGGGCTACACGCTTGCCACGCTGACCGCAGGCACAGGCGTCAGCATCACGAACGGCGCTGGCACGATTACGATCAACGCTCCAGAGGTCGGCACGGTTACGGCTGTGACGGCCACCGCTCCGCTTGCCTCATCTGGCGGCAATACGCCTGATATCAGCCTAACGGGCGTCGTTAGCGTCCAGAACGGCGGTACTGGCGTTGCTACGCTCACCGGCTACGTCAAAGCCTCTGGCACGGCGGCATTCACGGCTGTTGCCCAGATTCCGGCAGGCGATGTGTCGGGTCTTGGTACGATGGCGACCCAGAACGCCAATAGCGTTGCCATTACGGGCGGGTCAATCAACGGCACAACTGTCGGATTGTCGACACCTAGCACGGGTGCGTTCACGACCGTGTCGGCTGCGTCGGGTTTCTACGGCAACTTGACCGGCGATGTTACGGGCAACGTCTCGGGCAACGCTGCCAACGTCACAGGTACGGTTGCAGTTGCTAACGGCGGCACGGGAGCTACGAGCTTAACGGGTTACGTTAAAGCCTCGGGTACGTCTGCCTTCACGGCTGTGGCGTCTATCCCAAACACGGACATTTCTGGCCTCGGCACGATGTCCACGCAGAACGCCAACAACGTCGCTATTACAGGCGGCAGTATCAACGGCACGACCATTGGCGCATCCACGCCTAACACCGGCGCATTTACAGCGCTGACAGCCTCTGGCGCATCTGTTTCGTCGATTAACAGCGCTGTAGCGTTAATCACCACAGGCACGGTGACTAACCTAACCGCTACAAACGTATCGGCAGCATCTGCTAACCTCGGCACGGCTGTAGTCACGACGTTAACCGCAACGGGAGCGTCAATTTCGTCTGCAAACGTAGGCGTAGCGGTGCTGGCGGCAGGAACGTCAAGCGCACCGCCAATTACGACGACAGGCGACACCAACACAGGCGTGTATTTCCCCGCAGCGGATCAGGTTGCGGTAACGGCGGGTGGCACGGTCGCTGCTGCGTTTAACAGCAACGGCTTGTTCTTCCGTAACCGCATCATCAACGGCGATATGCGGATCGACCAGCGCAATGCTGGGGCATCGGTAACTCCAACGTCATCAAGTTATACGCTTGATAGATGGCAAGCAATTATTTCCCAAAGTTCAAAATTTTCTGTACAACAAAATGCCGGTTCAGTAACACCCCCTACAGGGTTTAATAATTACCTTGGCGTAACGTCGTTGTCTGCTTTTTCTGTTGCTGCTGGCGATTATTTTGCAATTTACCAGCAGATCGAAGGATTGAACGTCGCTGATTTAGGGTTTGGAACTGCAAACGCATTGACCGTTACTATTTCTTTTTGGGTAAGAAGTTCTTTAACCGGAACATTTGGCGGCAGTTTAAAAAACTCGTCAACAAGGTCTTATCCTTTCACATATACAATTTCTTCCGCAAACACATGGGAAAAGAAAACAATAACTATTGCTGGCGACACAACAGGAACTTGGCCTACAGATACAAGCGCAGGCTTGCTTTTATCTTTAGGTCTTGGGGTTGGAGCAACGTTTAGCGGAACTGCTGGCGCATGGGCTGGAGCAAATTATGTTACGGCAACTGGCGCAACATCCGTTGTCGGAACAAACGGCGCAACCTTCTACATCACCGGCGTCCAAATAGAAACTGGCTCCGTCGCCACTCCGTTTGAGCGTAGACCGTATGGCACGGAATTAATGCTGTGTCAGCGGTATTACTTCAGGCAATACGCGAACAGCGGGCAATCGTTTGGCCTCGGCTTTGTGTACACCGGAAATACTTTTTTGTTAATGGCTCCGTTCCCTGTGCCTATGCGAGCGGCTCCAGCGTCGCTAGATCAAACGGGAACTGCATCAAATTATCAAGTTTTCGAAAACGTGAATGTCACGTTAAATTCTGTTCCAACAATAAATTCAGCAACAACAAATTTGCAGGGCATAGCAACGGGAACGTCTGCATCGGGTCTTGATAATTTGAATCCTGTGCTGTGGCGTTCAAATGGAACAAACATATATCTTGGCTGGAACGCAGAATTATGACGTACAAAATGCTGCCAAAGCGCGATGGCGAGCCACAGATTTACGCTCGCATTGATGACGACGGTTTGTGCCGCCTGACTTGCACGGATCAATACCCAGAGTTTCAAGAGTGGTTGGCAAAAGGCAACGAACCGCTGCCACCGGATGACGCTGCCTAATGTTTGCAATTGCGCCATTTTGCGTATTGCCCTTTGCGGTAACGGAGGTCGCCGTACCGCCGCCCCCGCCGCCTGTTGTCATTGTTGACGGACACGATGGCGGCAAGAACAAACGCAAGCAACCGCGCTATGACGAGGATTCCAAGCGCCGCGAAGTTCGACGCAATGAGGTAATCGCCCTTTACGAGGAGCTTGTAGAGGGTCGCCCCCGTGTGGTGGCCGAGATAGTGGCTCCGTTTGTGGAAGCTGCTGCCCCGTTTGACGTTCCCCCGGTCAACGCCATTGATTTTGACGCCTTGCTTGCCGATGTGACGCGGGTAGAGGCGCTTTATAGAGAACTTGAAGAAATGGACGATGAGGAAGTATTGTTGCTCCTATGAAACGAACCTACGTTTTTATTGACGGCGAGTTTGTAGAGCGCAAAAAGGACGCCAAGGGGCGTTATCACTACGTTATGCCCGACATAGTGCCGTACAAAAGCATGATTGACGGCAAAATGGTCAGTTCTCGCTCAGAACACCGCCGCCACCTTAAGGCCAACAACTGCATTGAGGTTGGCAACGACGACCCGTCACGGCATGTCCGGCACGAAAAGTCCGTGGATACCCGCCTTGAACGCATTAAGCACATGGTCAACACCCAACTGACCAATGAGCAAGCGGATCGCATCCTGCGCGATTTACGCCAACACGCGAACTTTACCAATCCCCACAGGAGAGGATGATGAGCGACCTTGATAATCAACCCACAGTTGACAACGAAACCGTAGACCGCAAAGAACTGCTTGCCCGCCAGTTTGAGGAAGCCGAGGCACAGCCCGAAGCGCCCCGCGAATCCGGGCGCGACGAATCTGGCCGATTTGCCAAGACCGTTGCCGAAGAACCCGTCCCCGAGCCTGCCGAGGAAGCCGTATGGCGTCGTCCTCCGGCGTCGTGGAAAAAGGATTACCACGAGGTTTGGCAGAAAGCCGACCCTCGCCTACAAGAATACGCCTACCAGCGCGAAGAACAGATGCGCCGAGGCGTGGAACCGCTGCTGCAAGCCAAGCAGTTTGCCGATTCCATCCAAGAAGCCATCAGCCCGTACATTTCGACCATTACCGGCCTTGGGCTTAAGCCCGAGCAGGCCATTGCGTCGTTGATGAAGGCCGATCACACCCTTCGCACCGCTGACCCTCAGACCCGTTACAACTACTTCATGCAGTTGGCTAACGAATACGGTGTCAGCCTCCAAGGGATGCCGCAGGGCCAAGCGCCTGCTGTAGACCCGACCATTTTTAACCTCAAAAACGAGCTTGCCAGCGTTCGTGGCGAAGTGCTGACTTGGAAACAGCAGCAGGAAGCCGCCGAGCAAGCCGTATTAAGCAACGAAATAGATTCCTTTGCCCAAAAGGCCGAGTACTTCGAAGAAGCACGGCCAGAGATGATTAAGCTCCTCCAGAGCGGCGTAGCAGAAACGCTTGAGGACGCTTATGATAGGGCAGTTTATGGAAATA